AAAAAACATAATTTTTTTTAAAAAAACACTTGACTTTTGGTATTAGATATGTTATACTATGGGTATACAAAGGAAGTCGAGGGAAGCTTCGCTAACGCTACGCGGTTAATCCATCTTCACTGTTTCACAGCGAATATGTCTTAACAAAAAATTTTTAAAAAATTTTAAATTTTCTCTTGACAAACCAAAACGATAGTGTTATAATATACATCATATTATAACCGAGACCAAATTGAAAGGTGGTCATTATGTTAGTAAATGAAATGAACGACACTATGGTAGAGCCAACCGATGAGCTTTTCTCATTATATGAGGCAGGTCATCCTGAGGTATTTGATGAGTGTGAGGAGGTTAAAGGTACTGATGGTAAAGTAAGGCCTTATGTCTATAATTTATGGTCCAAGGACTTAGACCATGATTACTCGAGTGCTCCGACACATCCTTGGACACAGCTTTTTGATGGTGACGACCTCACCCCAATGTATGACCTGTTCTCTGCTGAGGGTAAGTTCCTGCGTACCAGCTTAGCTCGTGAGTTCTTCATTGAGTATGAGGATGTTCTTACCGACATCGCAACCAAATATTTTGAGCACTATGTTGAGGAGAAATCAATCAAAGAACTGGCTGCGATGTTGAACACCCCTTATCACACCATTGTGTATCAATATCATAATCAGAAATGGACTGATATTAAAATCATTAATATGCTGGCTCATAATATGCAAGCTCTTCTTATGCTTCCTCCTGAGCTTATTGTAAGCGAAGAGGTTGCGGGCGACGAGCTATTAGAGATTCAGCGTTATCTGTACAAGTATTTACGAGAGACATTTTAACTTGTAGGAAAGGATACCAACCATGAAAACCAAATCTCAGAGAGCGTTAACAAAGTTTAACCGCATTTATAACCAATATCTCGAGAAAGGATACTCTCCTACTCAGTATTTGGTTGATTTACATGCTCGTGTTAATGGTGGTAAGGCTCAGTGGAATGTGAGCCAGATGCAGAGTTTAACTCCTGTTCAAATGTCTAAGCACTTCAAGACATCTAGTGGTGAAATTGCTTATCAGATGGAGAAAATGTACCGTAAGGTTAATCATGCTAAGGACCTAGTGGCTCATTTAAATGCCACTAAAACTCGTTCTATGAAGGACGGTAATGGCATCCTGCCTACCGATACCTACAATATGTCTCCTGCAATGCAAGAGGCTGTTGACAATATTTATAAGGGCAACATTACCAACAACACGAAGAAAATGTTTGCTTCTCGTATAGCTATGTCTAAGAACATTGAGAGAAAAGCTATGGAGGAGTTTGTGTCCGAGCCTTTCTACAACAAGACAAATGGAGCTTTTGTTCTGACTGACCCTCGTACGTTTGATATTGCTGCAAAAGTTTCTCTCACTAAAGCAACTGCTTATGAGGATGCAAGAACCACAGCAGCTGAGCGTAATGCAAGAGACATTGCTCAGATGAATGAAATATTTAAGGGCTTTAAAACAGGTGAATATAAATATGGAGCTGCCATATCTGAACAAATTGGTAGTGTGTTTGCAGAGAACAAAGGTTTGCGCGAGAAGTACACCGTTAAAAAAGGCAATGAGTTTCGTGTTGATTTCACAAAGTTAGCTAATTTTGATGAAAATGATTTTGATGCGACCGACCCCAACGCGGTCATGAGACCTTTAGGTACCATTGCAAGGCTCACTGTTGACAAGCTTATGCAAAACACTGGTGTTAACAAAAAGCTTCGTCCTGCTGATGCAACAGCAATTAAACGTGCAACCACGTATACTGAGAAGGCAGACTTAAATCAAAATTCACAGCTTATGCAGATGGTTAAGGATAAGTTCTCTGAACTGTTTAAGTATAGCCCTATTTTTGATTATTTCTTTGGTAACACAGCTTTAGATTCTGACACAAGCCAGACCAACATTATTACGACAGTTCGTATTGTTAATGAGAATGATATTGATTTAGAGGCTCTTTATAACGACATGGTGATTCTCCGTCCTGATAACAGCACAATGGTTTCTAACTTTATTAATGACCTGCAAAATGGTAAATATAGAATGAAGCAAAGCTCCGCTTAAGGCTACGCGGTTAGCACATTGAGCAAGCTCACTATACAAACATTAACGAGAGGTATGTTAGGACGTCTAGCGTAGTGTGGACGGACTAACCGCGAAGCGAGGTAAGGAAATGAAAGAGTATTTTAATTACGACCGCTTGAACAACATTAACTTCAAGTATATCCAAAAGAAGAATCGTAAGCAATCAAAGAAGTATTTTGATAATCTGATTGCATTTGACATCGAGACATCAAATGGTTATATGCAGCAAGACAATACGGTTATTGCGTATGACCCACCGGCGTATCTAAATGATAGCTCTGTTTATGATAATTCAGTTAAGATTTCTCTCATGTATGTCTGGCAGATTGCCATTGATGACGGTTCTATTCATGTATTCATGGGTCGCACCTATAACGACTTCATTGTATTCCTACAATTGTTGTCCTCAAAGGTTAACGAAGTTATTAACGATAAAATCACGATAACCATTTATATTCATAACTTTGGTTTTGAGTTCCAGCATCTACGTAATTGTCTTGACGATTACTTTAAGAAAGAGGATGTTGTATTTGCACGTCAAGCACGTAAACCTCTTAAGGCTGCTTTTGAGTTTGACAATAACATCACTATTGAGTTTAGGGATTCTCTCGTGCTTACACAGAAGTCCCTTGACCAATGGTGCATCGATGAGAACTTGCCCGTTAAAAAATTACATGAGCCAAAAGGTTACTATGACGCCATCCGTACACCAGAGACGCCCTTAACTGATGATGAGTATGCTTATCAGGAGAATGATGTTGTCTCTATGATTTACGGTCTGCGTAAATATAAAGAAAAGTATGGCACAATTCATAACATCCCTCTCACACAGACAGGTATTGTTCGTCGTGAGTGCAAGGCTGTCCTGAAACAAAATAAATTATGGTTAGAGTCTCAGAAACGAGCAACAGAGAACATGTCTCAAGAGTGTTATCATAATCTCGTATCGGCTTATGCAGGTGGTTGGACACATGCTAACTCTCATTACGTCGACCGTGTCGTTACGAAAGGACGTGCTTTTGACTTTGCATCGTCTTACCCTGCTGTTATGTGTATGTTCTCATATCCCTGTGATGAGTGGAAACAAGTTTCCCGCTCTGACTATGATACCTATTTGAAAATTAATCCTCGTGATTACCTGCGTTCTCATTGTTATTTCATTCACGTTCGTATTAAGAACTTGAAAGCTAAAACACAGAACACATTTTGGTCTTCATCACGAGGCGATGTTGAATGGGTTAAATCCTTAAACCAAAATAACTTCCAGGCTGACAATGGTAAAATTTATTATGCTAAGGAGTTCTCTGGTTATCTTACAGACTTGGATTGGAACGTATTTCAGAAGGCTTACACGATGGACTCCTATGTCATCGATGATATGTGGGTAGCACCTGCGTCCCCACTGCCACGCGAACTCATTACTGTTATCTTGCAGCATTATGCCTACAAGACTACCTTGAAGGGCAACGACGCAATGGCTTCAAAGTACACAGAGTCTAAGCAGTTCATTAATTCTATTTACGGCATGTCTGTAACTCGTGTTATTGCGGACTCAATTAACTACACGGGTGATTGGGAGGTAGACCGACTGGACACCGAGGCTAAGTACGAGGAAAAGAGGGATGATGCGTCTTCCACGTTCCTTGCGTACGCCGTTGGTGTGTGGGTAGCTGCCTATGCTCGTAATAACCTGTGGTCTCTTATTCTCCATCTTGACCCTCATGTTGTCTATGGTGACACTGACTCTCTCAAGGGTCCTTTCGATGCACACGACATTTCCATCATCAATGCTTATAATGAATGGATTAGAGTAAGGCAACAACAGGTTATCAAGCACATGAACCTGGCTGCTGATGCTTTTACCCCAAAAACGCCTAAAGGCGTCGAGAAATGTCTTGGAGTGTTCGAGGAAGAAGATGCTTGGGAGCAGTTCAAGACCCTGGGTGCTAAGCGTTATGCCTCGGCATATCTCACTCCAGATAATACTCTTGATGTGCATCTTACTGTCGCAGGTTTACCTAAGATGGCAGGAAAGAAAATCACTAACATTAATGATTTCAATGACCACACCTATTGGAACGCAACAGAGTCGTGCAAGAAAACTCATTCCTACAACGACAATCAACCATCTGTTGTATGGACTGATAGGTTGGGAGACAGTTACGAGTCACATGATAAGTATGGTATTTGCATTTGTCCTACTTCGTTCGACATGTCTATGACCCCTGAGTTCACAGAGTTTGTTTCAATGATTCAAGGCAATGTAACGAAACGTTCGAACAACATCTTACTTTAGGCTTCGCTTTGCTACGCGGTTAGCACATCGAGTAAACTCAACGTACAAACAAAACCCCTCGGAGTAATTCCGAGGGGTATTAATGTAGTAGATTACCATGGTATCGTGCTCCGCGAGCTACGCGGTTAGCACATCGAGTAAACTCGACTCGATGTACAAACTAATGAGGTAAGGAAGTGAAGTTATTGTCTTTGAAAGGAGGTTTTATATATGACATATGGTAAAGATGGTAAAGACGGTAACCTACTCGCTGAGTCTCTCGATGCCCGCCAGGGCATCTGCTCTTGCTACGCTTTGCTTCGCGGATAGTCCGTTTTCGCCTTACGGCTCACCGTCCTATCAAAAATTTTCAAAAAAAGTTTAAAATAACACTTGACAAATTAAATCATATGTGTTATAATACCAATTGTAATATAGGAAACACTCTTTTAATGTTTGGAGAACAATATGAGTGATACCGAAGAGAAACTCGAGTCTGAGGAGACTACTGAGGAGACCACAGAGGAAACTCCTGATGAAGTCACTGAGACTGAGCCAACAGACGATATCCGAGATGTAGTCGCTACAGCCATTGCGGAGCTTAAAGCACAGCATGAGAAAGAGATGGCTGAGCTGCGTTCTCAGCTTGAGGCTGAGTTCCGTGCTAAGATTCTCGAGATGTTTGTTACCCCTGTTGAGACCCCAGAAGCTGAACCTGAGGTTGAGGCAGAACCAGAAACACCTGAAACTATTGATGACCTGTTCAGCATTGTAGAGGAGTAATTATGAAATTACAGCAAAAAGTAGAGATTAAGGCTGATGCACCTACAGTCCTTAATACCATTCGTGCTAACATGTCACCTGCATTCCGTGACGCAGTACCAATGGTTAAAACCGCATCTGACGTCCGTGCTTTCGGTACTGCCGTTCTTGGCTCTGGCCAGTGGCAGAACGAGTTTACTGGCCTCCTTGGTCAGTATGCAGCACAGTATGTCTCCGTTCGCTCTTACGACGACATCCTTCGTAAGTTCAACAAGGGCATGCTTGAGGTCGGCGAGTCCGTTGAGAACATCTATGTCAACCTTGTAAAGCCTGAGGGCTATACGGCTGACGTTGCATCTCCTGGTGACGTCTTTAAGACCAATAAGCCAGATATGCGCTTCGTGTTCCACCCAGTTAATCGTAAGACCCTGTACCGCATTACCCTGAACCAGGACGAGATTTCTCAGGCATTTGCATCTGTTAACGGTGTTACCGACCTGGTAGCTCGTATCATCGGTCGTCTTGAGGACTCCGCTAACCTCGATGAGTTCGTTCTGACTAAGTGGATGCTCGCTCGTGCTTATCTTGATAATGAGGCTGCTGTTAAGGTAGGTCTCCCAGCTCTTACCAAGACAAGTGCAGACGATGCTCTGATTGCAATCAAAGAGGCTTCTGCTAATATGACAGCTATGGATTCTTCTGCTAATATCGCAGGTGTTCCTTCTTCTACCCCAGTTGAGGACCAGCATATTATCATGTCCAACCATGCATCTGCTATTCTTCAGGTTGGTTCCCTGGCACATGCATTCCAGCTTTCTGAGGCAGAGTACCGCAACAATTACATTGCAGTTAATTCCTTCAAGTTTAACGATGTTGAGAAAGAGCGTCTGACTGCCCTCATGAACGAGGCAAAAGAGCAAGGTCTTATTGCAGATTACACCCCATTCACTGCTGCTGAGGAGGCAAAACTTGCTAAGATTGCTGGTGTTGTCTTTGACGTTGACTTCTTGATGATTTTCGACCGTCTCCACAAGGCAACTACTCAGTTCGATGCAGCGCACCTTAACACCAACCAGTTCCTCCATGTCTGGCAGGTTATCTCTTATAACCCATTTGTTAATGTCCGTTATTTCGTTGAGGCCTAAGTAAACACGATAATCCTCCTCTCTCGTAGGGGAGGATTGTCAGAAATGGAGACGCTATGTCTAAAGTATCAAGAGAACTCGCTGAGTTCGATTACACCGTTTTATATCAATATTATAGAGAGCGTCTTGTGAACATTGCTTTATCACAGTTTGACTGGGATGGCCTTCCAGAGGATTGTAATCGCCGTTACCTCGAGTGGATGCTGTTATCTACAGGTACCGCTGCACTCATCAATCCTAAGAACACAGATATCTGGGTATCACTGGGTTACACCTTGCAGGGTAATCTTGACATGTATGGTGACCCAGCTGATATCCTGGGTGTCTCGGCCATTGGTGGCCCTAACATTGTTCCTGAGCATTTTGAGTTACTGTATGATAATAACACCAAGACTTCGTTGCTCACTGGCATTGACCTGTACGCACGTCTTCTGGCTGAGACTCATGCAACTATGAGGAATAATCTGTTGCAACAAAACAGACCTTATATCATTGCTGCTGGTACTAATATGGTGCAGACCATTAGACAGTTCTTTGCATCTTTGTTTAACTTCTCTCAAGCAATCTCAGTTGGTACAGCATTTGACCCTGAGACCGTTAAGGTGTTAGACCTTCCTACCACACCACAGTATAATGATATCATGCAACATCTCCAGGATATCTGGGATGAGGCACTGGCTATGCTTGGTGTTACCAATATGTCCTCTAAGAAGGAGCGCATGATTACAGGCGAGGTTCAGATGGCCAAACAAGCTGCCGACATTACCATGAACTCACGTCTTATGAACAGAGTGGAGTTCTGTGAGAGACTGAACAAGAAATATGGCCTCAACATTTCGGTTACCGCACGTCAAGAGACAAGTGATACTGAGTTCCAGGACCCAACACAGCAACCTGAGGAGGAGCGCAATGGCGAACTACACGATAACAATTAGGGAGTACTTGCAACTGTCCTATCCTGAGAAGCAGTATTTCCATGAGAACACTGATGAGCCTATTATGGCTGAGTTGATTAACACCGTGAACGCGGTTATCCCTGAGTATGGTCTGAACCAGTTAAAAGAGGCACATCGTCAAGCATTTGCTCTCATGTTCTTACTACATTACTTTAATAATGAGATTGGCTTCCCTTCAGTTCGTCTGTTCAAGACTGCTCTCATTGGTAAACTGGTGCAATATCACACGTACATTGACTCTGCGTTTGATTTAGTGGCTGATGGTCTGTTCACCTCAAAGATGTCCACTAAGTCAACATCAGCAAATGCTGGACTTAGCCACAGCGAGACAGGTGGCACCTCAACAACCACAGGTGATGCAGGAACAATGCATACACACCAGTCTGGTTCTAACACAGGTGCAACAACTAACACGAACACCTCTGACTCTCATAATGGTTCGTTCAATACCACAACATCAACACCTCAGGGTAGCACAATTACCTCAGTTGAGAACAAACCTTCTACTACCACCAATGGTGCTCATAGTGATACCCATTGGAATCAGTTCTCTGACACCCCTCAGAACGGACTGAATGATGTGCGTAATGGCACGTATTTAACAAATGCAACATACACTGAGGACAACATTGGTGAGTCTACGAACAAGACAACTGGTGGTGGTTCCACCACAACGGTCACTCATAATGGTGATAAAGTGGTTACCACGAGCGAGGATGACTACACCAGGACACATGGTCATACTGAGACATCGGTAAAGGGTAGTGACAGCAGCAACTCAACATCTGATGTAACGACCGAGCAAGAGCGCAAGAGTGAGAGTGTTACCAAGTACAACAGCACGACTGATAATAAAAACTCAGGCACATCGAACGGCACATCTGAGAGCCTTGTGTACAGCTATGACTCTCTTATGGGAGCATTGCCTCTCATCGACTTCATTTGGCCTCTGTTCGATGACCTGTTCATGCAAATTTACGACGAATTCTATTTCTAAGGAGAAAACATGCCCGATAAGAAAGACCAATGGCTTGATAAAGTATTCGAGATTAACACTTCTGTAGGCACCTGGCAAAGCATTATTGACAGCATTACAGAGGGTTCACAAAAAGGAGCTAAAGGCGACAAGGGTGAACCAGGCCCACAAGGTCCCGCTGGTACTCCTGGTCCTCAGGGTGAGCGTGGCCCAGCAGGTCCTCAAGGTCCTCAAGGCATCCAAGGTGTTCCAGGTACTCCAGGTCCACAAGGCCCTGCAGGCCCGAAGGGTGACCGTGGAGAGAAAGGTGCTACAGGCGAGAGAGGCCCTCAGGGTCCACAAGGTCCTGTGGGTCCAGCAGGCCCAGCAGGCACAGGTGGTGGCTCAAGCACACCAGGTCCTAAGGGAGACAAGGGTGAACCAGGTCCTCAAGGTCCTGTAGGCCCAGCAGGTCCTGTCGGTCCTAAGGGTGCTCAGGGCGAGCGTGGTCCTAAGGGAGACAAGGGTGACCCAGGTCCTGTAGGTCCACAAGGTCCTATGGGTCCAGCAGGTCCAGCAGGCACAGGTGGTTCCGCTGCTAAACCTGAGGTGTTCACTATTGGTAATTACTACTGGCCTACCTTGACAACAATGTCTAACACACCAATTGAACTTACTAATTGTACTCTGACTTGGACACCAGGACAACCTTATGGTACCATCTATGTGGGTTTTAAAACATATCAAAGCGACAGTAAATTAAAACTAAACATTACACAGTCCCAAATTAGTATCGGTAGAACAACAGTCCTTGCATATCTCGCCCCTATGTATGCCTACACGATAACAAAAGGCATGAGAGGCGACTCAGACAAGGCGGCTGGTGACTTAACTAAAGTGAGCAAGGACAATTATGTTTATACATCCTCCCCAAATACTCTCAACTCAGGATTACATATTGTTGTCCCAATTGTATACACTGGAACTGACTATCTCACAGAGAAAAACTCTTTCTAGAGCTTCGCTTGGCTACGCGGTTAGCACATTGAGCAAACTCAATGTACAAACTTTTTTAAAAAATTATTAAAATAACACTTGACAAATGATTTCAAATGTGTTATAATACCAATTGTAATCATGAGAGAGAATCATTAAGTGTCTCTCACAAAGGGTTGTACAGAGTAAAATCTGCCTTTGGGGTATAGAGGATAAAACACCCTCATTCACTTGATGATTTCTCCTCATGGTTGCAATTTCTATAAGTTCGATAAGAGAGGATAAGATATGTCGAACAAAACATATGATGTTCTTAAGTACATCGCTTTAATCGGATTGCCAGCGATTACCACATTGGTTATCACGCTGGGTCATCTCTGGGGTCTTGAGAACGTAGACACTATTGGAGCCACCATTGCAGCTATTACTGCTTGCTTGGGTACACTGCTCCAGATTAACACAGCTAAATACAATGCTCTCAAGGAAGGGAAGTACGTATAATGGCTTACGGAATTGACGTCTCCTATTGGAACGGAGACATTAATATCTCAGGTAATGACTTTGTAATCATCCGTGCAGGCTATGACCTTAAAGAGGACCCTCGCTTCAGGTCTTTCGCAGACCAGTGCATTAACAAAGGCATCCCTTTTGGTGTCTATTGGTACTCTTATGCGTTGAACGAGTCTGAGGCTCGTGCTGAGGCACAGAGATGTCTCGAGGTCATTGCCCCTTATTCAAACAATATTAAAGTAGGTGTCTGGCTTGACCAAGAGGACGCTGACCGCTATAAGGCCAACCAAGGTCTCTCTTATTCTCGCCTTGACTCCATTAGCGCAGCTTTCTGTGAGATTGTTGAGGGTGCTGGCTATTATACAGGCATCTACTGCTCACAAAGCTGGCTTGGCTACGTCGACGGAACATGCTCTCGCTATGACAAGTGGGTCGCAAGCTGGGGTTCTAACTCTGGCTCTGTTGAGAACGACACCAGTGACCTGGGCACTATGCACCAGTACACCAGCAATCCTATCGACAAGAACATCTGCTATGTTGACCTCAGTGTCTACGACCTAACAGGCGGTACTGGCACAACCACTCCTGCTCCTGCTCCAACTAAGTCCGTTGAGGATGTCGCTCGTGAGGTTATCGCAGGTGTTTGGGGTAATGGTGAGGATAGGCGTAACCGCCTCGAGGCAGCTGGTTGGGACTACAACGAGGTACAAGATAAGGTAAACGACCTCTGTGGTGCATCAACTGTTACATCATATACGGTCCAGTCAGGAGACACCCTGTCTGGCATTGCTGCTGACTATGGTGTGTCTGTCAGCTATCTTGTTGATAAGAATGGTATTAGTAATCCAAACCTGATTTACCCAGGTCAGGTAATCTATATTTAAGGAGTGATTCCATTGGAACTTGTAACTGTTACATTAATTACAGCCCTTGTTGGTCTTTTTGCAGGTGGTCTGTACCGTTGGTTTGTTGATTACGCTGAGAGTCTCAGACGTAATTATGACATCAAACGTGAGAACGCGTACTCTCAGATGGTAAATATTACTGACACAGCTAAGGTCAAAGGAAAGTATAGTCATTATGATATTGAACGCTTTGACAAACTTCAGAAGGAGTACAAGCATCTCGGAGGCAACGGTGCTTCCGACCGCCTCAGGGCCGAGCTTGAGCTACTCCCAATGGAGGACTAAGATGTCTAAAACGTCGAGCATCACTTACGTTCGTGAATCAGGTGGGGGAGGTCAATACCCTCACCTGTTTTACCATACGGTAATCGAGTGGATAGCTGAATTATATAATAAGAAACCCGAAGAGCTTGATGAACAAACCAAGCATGATGCTCTCATCTTGTACTATATTTTATATTGGCGCATTGGTTTTTAATAGGAGTTGATATGATTTCAAAGACACATATTCGAGAGATTCTAGGACTGTCCGATGCATATGATGAAGGCGACATTATTGAGTTTAAGTTTGACGCTCCTGCTCATTTAAGAGCATCTTCTATTCCTTCAGCACCTGGGTATGGCCCATTACAAACAAGTGCCTTCGTTAAGTTCACTGGTGTTCTTCGTCCTTCAGATGGAGTTCTTTATCTATTCACTGAGACATCATGCTTTATAAATGACTCCGCCACGAATGATATTTTATACACCTTAAATAAAAATACCCTCAGTGGTGTTTATATAGAAACGTTCGTACCACAGAAAATATATGTTAACTCCAACACATCATCTACTGAAATTGAAATGGCGTCTGTGATAGATAAAAACGTTATTGGTAAGCATGCTATAGCCGTTCTAGAAGAAGGCGTAAAACAACCAATCACAAAATCAATTGTCTTTGACAAGAGCGTTTCATATAGACCCGATGATGACAAATTTAACACTAAAGCCAACTGGACTAATCTGGGTTCTTATCGCGGTAACTACAATAGATATAAAATTACATTCACCAATGTTGATGCAATGCAATATATCACGAACAATCCTATTTATTATGGGCATTTTAATCGTCCCAAACCAACCAAGCCAGTAATTGTTCAAGGGAGCCAGGTGAGCCGCAATGTCCTCCAGTAAAACAACTATCTACGAAATGGGTGGTGCTGGCGAATTACCTGTAGACCCAACAGCCTGGGTTAGCATCCCTAAAATGGGTGATACATCGAACGAGATGTGCCTCGTTGGCAATTACCGTTGGGCGACACACAAAATGGATTCGACCTATAAATCAAACCAGGAATATTATGATAAAAATGGTAACGAGCGGTATTTAAACTTTACAGGAAGTCTCTATCAAGACGAGGTTACTGAAGCCAGTACCTCTCACCTGAATGTCTTCACCATGTTAGGTAAATACAGCGATTATCATGGAACCAAGAAACTGGAGCCATGGCAAGAAGACCTTAACCTCTTCCTTGATGATGTTCATAAGAGCCAAGCCACCGTTTCAAATTATGATGGTATGGTATTTACCATATCATCACCAGGCACATCAGACCCATATACAACAACCTTTTATTGGACAGGTCGTTAAATAGAAAGGACATTATTATGTCACAAACAACAATTGGACAAGACAGTAGCGTAGTTTTCTACAGAGATGTAGAGATTACAGGTCAGCACGAGCTAACCTTCTCAAGTCAATCAGCTCAACAGTCTTACTTTGCCAGCAGGTTGGTAACAAGCGTAGCTAACACCAGCTATGTGCAACATAACGGTGTGTTAAAAGTAACAGGTAGCCCTGCGTTACTGGGCACGTGTAACTTTATTAGTTTCACAAACCCTCGCTATGAAGGTATTACCATTTATGCAGCTATTACAGATATTGCTTATGTCAACAATAGCACCGTCAAGGTCTCTTACATGGTTGACTGGTGGCAGACCTTTATGTTTAAGGCTCAATACATGCCGTGTCAAATGCGTCGCGAGAGCATTGAGGCGGGCATCCAAATTAACGCACAGTCAGGTGCTCACCCTGTGCTCGACACACGTCTCTATAAAACCTGTAACAGCGCTCCTGAGCGTTGGTACTATGAGGGTAAATGGTCGATTTCAGGTTGGATAGGTAATGGCAATCCTGATGACTTATATATTTGTATGGCAATCTCACCTTTTATTGTAGCGAACGACAAGTTCCCTGATTTAAAAAAATGGTTGGATAGCTTTACTATGACATCGCGTGACCAGCCTACCACCAATTTCCATATGACTTGTGTTAATTTATTTCCTTCTGAAGTAGAGACATCACCATTTGGCCCTGGTGCGAAACGAGACAAACCTAACGGTACCTGTCTTTATTGTTTTAAGCCTAATACTAAAAACCCTGCGTTATATTTTACTGGATTTAAGAATAAAAACATTAAAGACGGTACTATTATGGATGTTGGTATTCAGCTCTTCGCCGCTGCTAATATGATGCATCAAATTATTGGAGTGTATTATCTCACTGGCGAAGTGTTATACTCGTTAATGAAACCGTTAACATTCTCATACACATATCAACCATGGTATAAAGAGTTCCCTTTTAATAGTGCTCCATATAACTACTTTGGTGTCAGGTCTCCAAACGGTAATGTTCACCTTTACCAATACGAGCTGTTTAATCATTATCAAGTCAGTTTCCAGATGCAATCATCGTTTGCAGGCGGTTTAACCACCTCATTCGTTCCTATTGGTTATCGTGGTCTATCATTAGACTTTGATAACCGCATCGATGTAGCAGATTGGCCTCAAGTTCCATACAATGTAGATGGTTATCTCGAGACTATGGGTTCTGTTGTGCAAGGAGCTATCCAAAGCTATGCTCATACCAACAGCCTATTTAACGAACATGAAAATGCTAGTATTGATGTTGTTAGGACAGCAATTGGTGCTATAACTGGACTGGTTGGTGGTGCCATTAGTGGAGCTTCCTCTGGTGGTGCTAAGGGTGCTGCAACTGCTGCTGCAACAAGTGGTGCAGGCGGTGTTGCGCAGGTTGGTAAATCTATGTGGGAAAGACAGCAATATGAACAAGCTACAGAGAATGCTTTTGCTTGGTCAAATGGTGGTAATGACACTTCAGATAGAACTAACACAGCTATTGCTTACGGACAACAGAGGTTTGTTCCAGGTAGTGCAAGTGCTCTGTATCAGATGACGGGTATGAAATTCGTGCCACTTAATGTTGTTCCTACTCATGATGTATATACTACAGACAATTATGTCTATGATAACTTTGGTATGGAAACAACCCGTGTCGGACTCCCTTATGTATTAAAATTCCAGGGAAAAAATACAAACGGAACACCATCATTTAATGATAATAATCCACGCACCACATATGTTCAGACAGGCAACATGCACTGTTACGGTTTACCTGTTATTGCAATTAACTTCATTAACAACCTGTTTAATGGTGGAGTAACATTCATCTTAGGAGATGGTCGGTAATGGCTAAAGGTATATATAAGGAACATTATGACGGCAGTCGTACATTTGAAACTGTCTGGAAGAACGAAATCCCGCTGGCATTTGTCGTGTCGGCGGGACGTTCACAAGGTAAGACTTTTTCGTTCTCTAAATTGCTATATGAGCGATACAAAGACACTGGAGAGAAGTTCATCATATTCACAAGGTTTAAGGGTGAGTTAGGTAGTGTCGCCGAGGGCATTATGAAAGGCATGCTACAAGTCTTGTATCCAAACGTGAGAATTGAAGAGACAATTAAGCAGAACGGTGTCTACAGCAATGTCACTGCAATAACTGTTACAGAGGACGGCGAAGAAATTAGGGACGACATTGGCTATGTTATCCCATTAAGGGCCGCTGGACAAATTAAAAATATCTCCAGCACCTTTGTTGACGCCACTTGTGGCTTCATGGATGAGTTCCAACCATTAACAAGTGCAGGGTACCTGCCTGATGAAGTTGGCATGTTCATTAACATCCATGCCAGTCTTGCAAGAGGTAATGGCAAACACAATAGGTTCTTCCCTGTGTTCATGTGCAGTAATGCTATCGACATGTACAACCCCTATTTCGTAGCTACGAAACTGGTTGAGCACATCCAACCTGAGACAAGGCTGTACATAGACCCTGATGGGTTAATACTATATGAGAACTGTACGGTCACTAATGTCATCGAGGCTCAGGCTGAGGATAAGTTCTCAACATTGTTTGGACTGAGGGAGAGCATCCAAGACAACACATGGCTCGGTGCTAAGGACAGTGCTGTGTGCAAGCCAAATGGTTGGGGTCGTGCTGAGTACTGCTATACGTTGTTGACGAACACAGGCAAGTACGCTGTCAAGTACTACCCACAGGTCGGGCTGCACTATGTCGATAGGAACATCAGCGAGTCGATACGTGAGTACTCGACTGTGCTGAACGGCGAAATCAATGTCAGCTTCATTAAGAACGGCCCTGTGTTCAAATTCCTTCGCAAGAAATTCAGCTCAGGAACTATGAGATTCGCTGACAGCGGATGCAAGAACATGATGCTGTCATTATTCGTATAGGTGAAATGTTTAGACGGTGAGCATAGCGAAAGCGGATAAACCACGGAGCCTTAGCGTAGTGTGGAGAGA